AGCCAAGAGCGCTTTCCGCTCTTGATAAACCGCCGCCTAAAACGTCCCCTGCTTGGCGCAATGTGTTTGACGCACCCAACTGACCACTGCGCAAATCACTCGCCGCAGATCCCATGGCACCTGTTGCTTGAGACAATCCTTGGCCCAGAGAAGTTCCCGCACGACCTAAAGTATCAGAAGCGCCAGACAATCCAGACCTCAAGTTGTTGAATGATCCTGCCTCGGCACCTAAAGATCGATCCAGCCCAAAGCCTAAATCTGAAACACCGCGCTGTAAGTTTCCTGTGGCGCCTTGGGTCATGTTACCAAACTGATCAACAGCGCCACGAGAGAGCGAATCCAATCCGCCTAAACTTCTACCAAATCTTGAAGTGGCTCCCCTAGAAATTGCTTCATTAATATCGTTTCCGCGTAGCGCGTCCTGAAGACCAAGGCGAGACTGAAAATCAGACTGTCCAGAACCGCGTTGCAATTCCCGTAAAGACTGACCCTGAGATCCCAACTGTTGAGCTTGACCACGATCAAGTGCGCCAAGGCCAGCACGCATTTCCGCTTCCGACTGCTGAAGGAATGGAAGTTGAGAGCCAGTGTTGCTTCTAGCCAAATTCATGGCCGCCAATTGGTCTTGATTAAAGCCAGCAATTTCTTGCGGTATTACAATTGGCTTGCCTTCGGCATCAAAAAACGTGCGGTTTGCGGCTCGCATCGCGCCGGGTATAAACCCGCCTTGCCCATCTAAACCGTAAAGCAACTGCTGAGTAACCGGATCCATGGTTGTCTGCGTGGAGGTAACGCCGCTGACATATGGATTGTCGCTTGGCGCTATTATTTGTTCATTTGTTTGAGCGGCGGGCCCCCCAACCATCACATCTGGAGTCTGAGGAAAATTACTCGGGCCCATCATGGGTGAGTCTTTCTCTAAACCGTATTGGTCAAGCTGGCTTTGCATCAACTGATCCCGAAGGGCGTTCTTTTGAGACAGGCGAGAATTAAGGTCGCCCTCAAAACCGTAGTCGTCGAGAGCCTTGCCTGATTCTGCCATCGCGGCTTCAAACTGTTGAATTATGGAGGCGTCGGGCTCTGACCCAAATTTATTCTTATATGCAAAAGCAAACTCATCAACGTCACCGCTTCCGGTAGCGTTGCCCGCTTCCGTTCTAAAAAATACACTCATGCTGGCTCCCCTGCAAACTCTTTAAAGAGCTCCATCATCTGATACATTAGGTCGGTGCCCTTGTCTCGCGACTCCTTGCCGTTAGCCTCTAAGGTAATGATGCCGCCATCTTTCTTCATGGTAAACGCTCCAGCGCCACGCACCGCTTGTCCGTTCATCACGAACTCGCCATCGCTAAGCATGGCTGGGATGTCGTCAGATATCTCTGTGCCTTCGCCTTCAATATCGCCAACCATTCTCTGAAACTCTTGCATACTGACGTTTCCGCCATCTGCATAAGCCATTACTGGCCCGCCGTATGCCATGCTTTGAGGGGCGCCGCCCGCAAGTTGCGGCAACGTGTTGCTCGGCAACAATCCAAATTCAGTCGGGTTCGGCGCCTTATCGCCCATTCTTCTAGCGATTTCGGCCTCAATGTTGTATCTGCCTGCGGCGTTCATTGTAGTCAGAGGCGTTAGCGCAACCCCGCGATCTTTCTTCGCTTCGTCGTAAGCCATCTTACCCAGCAAGTAAGCGGGTATTCCTGCGGTAGCCAATTGACCTAGACCGCCCATTCCACCCCCACCGCCAAGCAAGCCACCTAAACCGCCCGCAAATCCGCCTTGCACGTTGGGATTGGTTAAGCCTTTAATCATGTCAGGCGTTGGATTTTTACTACCAAGGCCAAAGCTCTTGCCAAGGTCTTTCATCCACTGGGGCGTGTCGAAAGCGTTGTCTATGGCGCCACCACTAATGAATGGGTTGAGTGCTCGATTTAAAGAAGATAGCCCACCTGAACCTTGGCTTGCGGCGTAACTTTGATTCATGGCATCTTGATACGCCTGTTCTGCCATAATCCCCGCATCGTCTTGAGACATCCCTTGATCCATTAAACTTTGGTAAACCCCCGCCGCATAATCCTCTGGGGTCTGGCCGCTTTGCATACCACCGCCGGGATATAGCTGGCTTAATGACATACCGCCACCGCCGCCACCCATGCCAGCCAACTGCATACCAACTTTTTGAAATCCGCCTTGTGGAGCGCCAGATAAGCTTCCCGGATTGAATACACTAGATCCAGCCCTAGCAACAGTGCCTGCGGGAATTGGTTGACCAGAATATGATGCGGTTCGTAGCAGGCCCGGTATTCCTCCGCCAGTCGCAGAGCCAGTAAAGGTTCCGAGAGGATCTGCCATCAATCCGCCAATACCAGATTTAAGCGCACCGTATGATCCAGTCATTGACTTGCCTAGGCCAGACATAAAACTTCCACTGCCTGCCTTGGAGATGTTAGAAATGTTATCGGTCAAACTTCCGCCAGTAGCAAGCGGCCCAGCTACAGTTAATAACGCCAGAGGATTGCCGCCTTTCGCGACGTCGTAAACAGTAAACGCTTTGTTCGCCAATGCGGCGATAGGTTGCCAAGGGCCGGGCACAAACTGCGCAACTTGGGCTAGGGGTTTGACTACTTTCTTAACTACTTTTTTTACGCCCTTTGCAATTTTCTTAAAAAATCCAAACTCTTCCAAACCAGTAATTGGGTTCAGGGAGGCAATGCCCACACCTACAACCGCTTGCATTGGATCTATGTCGAGCTCGGCAAATCTATTCTGCACAGCCATCTCAAAGGCTTCGTCTTCAAAAGCTTCTGGTGGTAGTACGACTTCGCCGGGCCGTAAATGCGCCAGCGCAGAGTCGTCACCGCGCCCCTGTTGCGCCAGAAGAATTGCTTGCTCAGCCATCGGAGCTTGAGAGCCAACCATTGCGGCCTCGGCTAAATGCTCAAGCTTTGCCTTTTCTGTGGGGTCATCGGTCATGCCCGACTGCATCATTAGCTCTTCAATTGCTTGAGCGATTGCGACATTCGGATCTGCTGGCGCTTCAGCAACAGCTTGCTCCGCCTGCATCATCATATCCATCTGATTCTGGCTGGGAACATTTCCCCCATCAGCCATTTTGCGAGGCTGTACACTGCCGCCATACGACATTGATTGCGCGGTAGCTATTCCCATCAACGTATCTTCTAATTCTGTATTCATTGATTAAATGCTCACTGTCAAGGCGCCGACCGCCGAAGTAATGCCGCTACTATTCAGCACGTAAGTTTGGTGACCGTAAAGATCTCTAAGTGCAACCCCATCAAAGGCTTGATGAATCTCTAAAGTCGTGTTAAAGATTATAGCACCAGTGGCAAACTGTAAACTAGCCACTTCGTCTGAATTAAAATGCGGCGATATAGTAAAATCGACGGCGCCAAGGTTTATTTCTAATATTCTGACAAGGCGATTAAAGGTTGCTGAGTCAACAGAACCGCCAGCGGCAACTGGTAATCGAGTTTGTAGCAACCGACTCATTAGCGTCTTCCGCTAGGCTGAATGTCAATCCTTGTAGATCCCAGCCGCCATTTGTAGCCCAACTGTTGTGTGGCGTCGTCGTCACTCTCAAACCGCAAGACAATCTGCCTAGCCCTGCTTCTCACGTTACTAAACTTTGAGCTTTGAGTAACCTGAGTCGTTGAATCTGTGGTTAAAGTTTCATTGTTGTAGTCTCGGCGCTTTAACACAAGATTCATAGCGGGCGTAGTCCCTACACCCGTTTGAGTAAAAAACGCCAAGTCTGGAATAATTTTTTTAACAAAAGCAAATTGATCGCCATCGCCAATGGCAATGTCCGCTGACTCAATAAACACGCCATCCATAGCGGATTCGTTGTCGTCGTATCCACTTTCTTGCAAATAGTTTACATAGCTTCCAGCTTCTATGCCTGAAGCAATGGGGTTATTCTCTACGCCAGAATCTATCCAAGAGTACCTGATCAGAGATCCAATAGACCAAGTATTTTCTTCATAGTTAAAAATAACGTAGCGAGATATCTCTTCGGTGCCGTCAGTGAGTGACGGATAGAAGAACCACATCTCACCAAACTCACTGTTCAGTCCCATATGACATTTAAATGCTTGGCTTAGATCTATGTCCTCGAAAACGTATTCCTGAACAGAGCAAGGAAGCTTTGTAACAGTTCCCGAGTAAAGATAGAACCCAGCCTTGCTTGCAAAGAAAACGCCTGCCGAAGAGGCCACTGCCGCCTTGGGGCCAATTAAACCAGCGCCCTCATTAATTAAATTGATGGCAAAAGTTAGCGGTGGGCCAATAAATGCCATGCTGTACAGGGCGGTGTCTGTCCAGATCAATACTTCTTGCTGTGATTTTAATCCACCAACGATCAGTGATCCAGAGGAAAGTCTGACGCTACCTGCGCTGTTTGTTGCAAGCGGCTCAAATTCTAATTCGTTTTCGCTGTCAGAGAACGCAACCAACATTGGGTCAAGAGTGCCAGTCCTAGATCCGCCTGATATCGGATCGGCGCCAAGCACTATCAAGTGCCTGTCGGTTTCGGAAGTAATAACCTGAAGTGCCGCCGTAGGAACTAAGTTGGCGCCAGTGGCAGTAGCCAAATCTAACGCCCGAGTGCCTAACCCGTTATTCTCGACCCATCGGTAAATGGAGCCGCCTCTAGGGTTAATTATTAAGTTCTCACCGTAATTGTCGTGCGTCCAAAGACGCAACTGATTCAGAAATCCTATTGAGGAAGATGAACCAAACGCGCCAGATCCCCAAGCGTTTACTCCCCAGCCAGTGCCAGATACAAAATTGTCTAGCCCAACACTAATTTGATAAGTGCCTCTGGTGCTTCCCCCACTGTTACCGCTATCACCACTGGTCGCCTGTACAACATTTCCGCTAGTGTCTTTAGTAGTAATTATGTAAGTGTTCGCCCCAGTGACTAATAGTATTTGATACTCTTGATTTAAAACAGCCGCAGTGATTGCTCCGCCTAGAGTCGCGGCGCCGTCGAAAGTAACAAAATCCCCAGTAACAGCACCATGGCTAACGTCATTTACGGCTAAGGTGGTTGATCCGTTTGTGGCGCTAAATGTAACGTCACCAGCGCTGGTGGTAGACCGAATTGGCGTGACGTCATAATATATGTCACCGCTTTCGATGTAATACTTAAAAGTTGTGCCTGTGCCTAAAAGCCTTGTACCGCCCAAGGTTATCCAACTGTGTAGAGCTCGCGCAATTCCCAGAAAAGTATTCTGGCCGAGCGTAACCCATCCGCCAATTTTCTCGGCTCTCGACTTTCTGAAGCGTATAAGGTTACCGTCAACCCACCCCCCAGATGCGGAGTAATCAGTCTCTTCTTTGTTGATACCCGGCTGAAACTCTACTTTTGACAGCGGCATATAGCATTAAGCCAGTCGAATAATAGCGCCAGTCGCCGTAGGGCTAGGAAAGACCACGGTAAAGTCTCCAGCGTTCGAGGTTTTATTTTCGCCAAAGTCAACCGAGCAAACAGCCTTATCACTATTCGTATCGTTGTAAATCAAGCAACCCCTAGCCGTAACCGTTACATTCGAGAAGGTCAAGTCTGAGAAGTCGCAGACAGCGGTTGTGCCTGTGGCAAACGGGGTCACGTTAGTCAAAGCATTTCCGCCAGCGGTGTAGTTCGTGCCAGAAGATTGCCCCGCCGTAACGTAAGCCGTTGTGCCAGAACCAAGGTTGGCACTACTAGTATAAAGCGCCAGCTTAAAAGAGTTCGCGCCGTTGGTAAAATTATGCGTTCCAACAAGCAACTCTTGCTTGAAGGATACTGCGATTGCAGATGCTATAGCCATTTACATCTCCTTGAGAATTTTTGCTATTTCTGAATGCCCAATGCTGTTAAACTTATTAGACATCGTAGTGCGATCAGAGGCAATTGCACTCTTCATCCCATTTAGTATAACACCGTAAATGGCTCCACGGAAAGCCAACGCCTGCTCTTTTATGTGGGGCGCCGCCTGCTCAGAAATTCCACAAATCCTGTTTGTGGTTTTTTCCGCCCAAAACTCTACGTCGTGGCCCTTGTTGTTCGTGGTTTCAACGGTAAGCTTTCCCATCGAAAACCCGATATTATCATTAATCATCCTTTGTATGGCTCCGGTGATGTGGGCATCTTGATGGTTTCAAGATTGTGTTTCTGAACCATCGTTGAGAGTTGAGATCTTGGGCAAAGTATCCAATCGCCTTCAGGACTAGCCATGGCGACAAGCGGGTCGGCAAGTCTGTGATAGCCATACAGGCGCTCAGTAACTGGCACGTTTGAATCGAGCAACGTCGATCTAGGAGATACGCCAATCTTAATTTTAGCGTCAATGCACTTGGAAATCCAAAACTCTAGGCAAGCTCTGCCAGCCTCGGCAAAGTAAATATTCTCTTTATAGCTAAAGTCCATGCCAAAAAGATCCATCTCGGCAACTTCTGCCCACAAACCAAAGGCTATGCTGTACGCCGCAGTGGTATTTAAATAGGCGCATTTGCCTTCGGTACACACTTCGGCAAGTGGATACTCAACAATCGCTGGTACGCGGTCGTCTTTCTCGCATGAATAAATAGGTTTTGTTACGCTTGGTAACAGTCTTCGCATGACTTCGGTTTGGTTGCCAGCATCTTCCGTGTCAAGATAACGGCTTGCTGGATCCATCATAAATACTCTGTCGTAGTCGTAAGCGGCTACCGCAGAGTTGATTACCCAGACCTCATCCCATTGTTTAGAGTTTTCCAGACCGATTATAAAATCGATCTGAGAGGCGCCAAGCCCGATTATTGCTATTTTCTTACCTTTGAGTTCTTTTGGTTTCTTCATCAAGTAACGCCCGTGCGAAGTAGATCATATCGATATTCATCTCGGCTCGCCCTGCCTTCGCTAGAGTTCTTCATTCTAGCTACCGCTTGGTTGAACCGAGTCTCGATGGAAGCTACGACGTCGGGGGTTTCTTTTAGGAATATAGCGGCCTCTGCTAAGGTGCCGTACAACAGCGCATCCGAATACTCTGTGGATAACAGCGTACTGGTTGAGTCGTCATTACCCAGCGTGATGCTGTTGGGTTTGTACAGATAGTGCAACTCTACGTCGTGCTGTGCGCTCGGGACTGGCGCCAATGCAAAAGACGCCTGATCAAATAGACTGTAATATTTCGGGCGCCCTGTCACAGTAGTATCTGGACTATATTCTTTTAAAAAGCTTGGGTGCTTATAAATCAAATAATGATACTTATTTGAATCAATTACAGCCAGAGAAAAGGGCGCGTAAAAATCTGTTGGCGTTGCCAAAAACCTATTGTTTTGCGACAACAACCCAGCGACGTTTTTTCTCTGCTCTGGAAGCTGAACCAACGAAAATATTCTGTCCTCGCTCTCTCTAATAAACTCATCGAGATTGTCGTTGAACGTCGTCTCGTCAACTTGCATATAATTCTGCACAGCAGTTTTCAGTGTTCCAAGCGTGAAACTCATGTTATCGTAACTCCCACTGTGCCAACATTAGCACTCATTGCAAAAGTTTGCAACTTTGTGCCTAACATTCCATCTTTGTAATTTGTGTATACTAAAAAGTTTGCGTAAAAATCGTTGCCGTTCGACGATGGGTCTGGTCTTGGGTCTTTGAGCGCCTGCGGATCTACCGCCGTAGGCTTGGGCATTAACTGCGGCTCTTTGGGCGACCATTGATCCGGCCCAACTAACAAGCCATCCCAAGTCTTTCGCATATCTCTCAGGCGATAGCGAAATCCAGTGATATCGCAAATCCCGTATGCCAGCCTGTCGGATGCGTAAGCCATTAGCTAAGATTATAGCCGCGCAAGTCTGGGGCTACTCTGAAAGATACTCTATCTTGATCTTGAGACAAAGCACGCTCAAACTCTTCTTCGTAAAGTTGCTTGAGCATAGATACTTTTTCTGGCGCACGCTTTAAGGCAATATAGTAAGCCAACCCAGCGGCAAGGCACGGATAAAAGCGAAAAGGCATTTGCAGGGTATTGGCGCCAACATCGGCATCATCCATTCTTGTCAGGGCATTAATGTATAGAGAGTAGCTGGTTGAGCTTGGTACAGGCCACACCGTGATTGTGGGGGTAATTTGCTTGTCCACAAAATACTGGTTTGGCTTACCAGTCGTGCTCTTGGTCGAAAGATTTCCATACTCGGATCGGCTCATGCGAGTCATTGGTACGTCAGTCACCTGAGATCCAATTGTCTCGCGCACAAAAACATCCAAAACGTCAATCGTCGCGGTGGGGTTGGCGGCATCTATCGTATAAACAGCCGTGCCCTCTACCATCGGCAAAACTTTTTGACTGATCGTCCATTGGTTTAAACCGCGATTCGCCCACTCTGACAGCATAAGGTTTAAGCTTCGATTGGCCGATTTTAAGTCGTAACCAGTTCGTAGCTCCAAGCCACAGCGCTCGAATGCTTCTTCGACGTAATCAGCAACGTCTAACTCAAATGTTTTGGTTCCGCTTACAGCCATTATGGTCGCCGTAAATTATTTTTACCAATATTGGGCATACCGCCGCCCTTCATTCCAACAGGCTTCATTTTGCCGCCGCCCATCTTGTTTTGAGTCCTGCCGAACAAACCGCAGTTCATGTTTGATGGAGCACGCACTTTACTGGAGGCCGCGCCGCCCATGTTCATTTTTCTTGGCATTCCGCCATCCTTTAAGCCAAGTTCTTTTTTGGCAAATTTTCTTTCTTTAGCAGTGACCGCCGCGCCCGATTCTTTTTTCAAGAGCTTGTTTACAAGTTTGTCTATTTCGGCGTTAGAAATTGCCGCGCCCGATTCTCTTTTCAAGGCTTTCGCGGCTTTTTTTACGGCAGTAATGTTTTTATCTACGTTTGGCATTATCGTCCTCCTCGGAACATTGGGTTTCTGCCCATCATCATTGGTCTTGGAGCGCCAGTCTTTACGGTGCTACCGCCGCCACTGATTGTTCTTGGGCCATCCATTTTAACTGGGTTTACAGCGTTCTGCGCTTGCATGGCTTTAATTCTAGCCATTAGTGCTTCTCTATCAAAAGCCCCGCCCATAAAAGAATTGTTGGGCATTTGCGCCATCAAAGATTCCGGTGTCGTCGCAGGTGCCGCCTCTGGCGCCACTGCCTGTGTTGGGATGTTGAAGTTGCCTCCAAAGCCACCGAAATTCATGTTGCCCAGTCGCTCTCGCAAAGCCGCCAGTTCTTCTGGGCTCATCGTCATCGCAGGATTTGCGGCAGGGGCCGCTTGATTAGCCGCTACCTTTGCCTGCATTTCATCAATGCGGGCCTGCATATCTGGGGTTAGCAAGAAGGAGCCGCCGCCCGGTAAGGATATTCTTGTGCCTGCGGGATCTGCCGTCACATCCTCCATCACTGGGTCTGGCACAATTGTCTCTGGGGCCGTAAATTCTGTAGGAAAACGAATATCAGGCATTATTTCCGGCCTAGGCGCGGAATTAATGATGGGCTC